ATCAGTCGCTGTTCTGGCGGCGCAGCAATTGGCAACCGTTGTGCGCCACCCACCACAGCAGGGACAAGCAACGCGAGGAGCAGAGGCTATGAGTATGCGAACCATCCGGAAGCGTGGTCAGCGCCTTGTCGCTGCACGACGCTGTATCGACTGGCGGGCTGGGCGGCAATGCTCCAGGATGGTGGCAGCGACAGAGGCTGTGCGCGTTGCGATCGAGAGGCTGGCGGATCTCCTGGCCCCGCCCGATCTGCCAGCCTGAGCCCGCCTGACGCGCTCCAGGGGCATTGCTGTGGCGACCGAGGGGAGGGGGTGGGTCAAAGTCCGGGGCCTTTGCCGGCCTAGACCGCCCTGTTCCTCACGCGCAGAAAATTTCCCCCGTGGGAAAAGATGTTAAAGGCCCGGCCAGCCCGTTAACACGGCTGCAGGCCGCGCCAGTGCTGGGTTTGCGCGATTTTTAACGCGCACCAGATGTTAAAGGGATGTTAAAGACTGGAAGGGGTTTGCGATGGCGCTGACAGGCAAGAAGCGGCTGTTCGCCGAGGCCTTGTTGGCGGGCAAGTCGAACAAGATGGCGGCGCTGGCCGCTGGGTACAGCGCGGCTTCCGCTTCGGCGGCTGGATCGCGGCTGGCCAAGGACAAGGATGTGCTGGCGCACCTGCAGCGCAAGGCGAAGGCGGTCAGCGCGGCGCCGCCGGCAGCAGCTGGCGCGGAGCCGTCGGCCGGCAGTTTCGACTTGAGCAAAGCGCTGTCCCACAAGGACCCTCGGGCCTTCCTGTTGGCGGCCATGAACGACAACCTGCTGGAGCCGAAGCTGCGGATTGACGCCGCCAAGGCACTGATGCCGTTCGAGTTCGCCAAGAAGGGCGAGGGCGGCAAGAAGGAGCAGCAGGCGGATGCCGCGAAACAGGCTGGCGCTGGCCGCTTCGGCCTGAGGGCAGTGAAATGAAGAAATGGACCACAAGCTGCCCAGACTGGGAGCGCCGCATCGTGGCGCGCAAGTCCCTGGTGCCGCTGGCGCCGCTTTTCCCGGATGTGGCGGCCGATGCCATGGACGTGTTTGGCGCGCTTCGAATGGTGGAAGCTGACGGCAGCCCCACCATGGGAGAGGCCTGCTTGCCCTGGGTGATGGACTTGGTGAGGGTGCTGTTCGGTGCATATGATCCCGAGCGCCGTCGCAGGCTGATCACCTACTACTTCCTGATGGTCTCGAAAAAGAATGGGAAGTCGATGATCGCGGCGGGCGTGATGCTCACCGCCCTCATCCTGAATACCAGGCCATCAGCTGAGTTCCTCATCCTGGCGCCCACGAAGGAGGCAGCTGAGAACGCCTACAAGCCGATCCGGGACATGATCCTGGCTGATGACGAGCTTTCAGCCAGGTTCCAGGAGCAGCAGCACGTCAAAACCGTTACATGTCGGCTCTCGCGCGCATCGCTCAAGGTGGTGGCCGCAGATTCAGCGACCGTGACAGGGAAGAAGGCAACCGGCGTCTTCGTGGACGAGTTGCACGAGTTCGGCAAGAGCGCGAAAGCGTTTTCCATGCTCACCGAGGCGACTGGCGGTATCGCATCGCGGCCCGAAGGTTTCGTTTTCTACTGCACCACGCAGTCCGAGAATCCGCCAGCAGGCGTGTTCAAGGACAAGCTGTCGTATGCGCGCAAAGTGCGCGACGGCGAAGTTGATGACCCCCGGTTCCTCCCGGTGATCTACGAATTTCCCAAGTCAATGCTTGAGGCGAAGGCGTACGAAGACATCAGCAACGCCTACATCACGAACCCGAATTGGGGCGTGTCGGTCGATGAAGAGGTGATCACCCAAAAGCTGCTGGAGGCAGGTGAAACAGGGGAGCACGCCATCCGCGACGTGCGGGCCAAGCACCTGAATGTGCAGGTCGGCATGAACATGGCGGGCGATCCATGGGCTGGCGCCCTCTACTGGGAGCGCAGAGGCGACGAGGCTGTCACGCTGGAATACATCCTGCGCGAGTGCGAGGTAGTCGTGGTCGGAGCCGACGGCGGCGGGCTGGACGACTTGCTCGGCCTGGCTGTTGAAGGTCGCATCCGTGGTTCGAATCGCTGCGTGCTGTGGAACAGGGCATGGATCCACCCCATAGGCATCGAACGCCGAAAGTCCGAGGAATCCAAGTACCGGGATTTCGAGCGCGCCGGCGACCTGGTGGTAGTGAAGCGCCCGGGGCAAGACGTGGAGGAGTTGGCCGCCTTGTGCAAGCAGATTTTCGATTCGGGGCTGCTGGCGCGTATCGGACTGGATCCAGAACGAACCCACAAGGTGCTCTTCCAGGCACTGATCGACGCAGGAATTCCGGAGGATCTGGTGATAGGCATTTCGCAGGGCTGGAAGCTCACCGGCGCAATGGCAGTCATGGAGCGCGGTCTGGAGGGCGGTGACCTGGTGCACGCGGCCCAGCCGCTCATGGCTTGGGCCGTGGGCAACGCGAAGGTCGAGCCGAAGGGCAACGCCTTTTTGATCACGAAGCAGGCCAGCGGCACGGGGAAGATCGACCCTCTTATGGCATCTCTCAACGCGGTGACGTTGATGGCACTGAACCCAGAGGCCATAGGCAGTATTGATGACTGGTTGAGCAACCCAATACGGACGGGCAAGGCATGAAAAATCGAACGAACACAGGCCTTGTCGGCCGCGTGCGCGCGGCCATCGACGGCTGGGTGCGCTCCTTCAGCTTGCGCGACAAGGACCTGTACACGGATCGCGTGATGGACAGCGAGGCGGGGGTGGATGTCACTCCCAAGGCGGTGATGCAAGTGGATGCAGTTTGGAGCTGCGTGCGCCTCATCTCCGAGACCATTGCCACGCTGCCACTGTCGATCCATGAGAAGACCTCGGCAGGCAAGCGCCTGGCAAGCCATCACCCACTGCACTTCATCATCCACGACCAGCCGAACGCGGACTCCACCGCATCGGTGTTCTGGGAAGCGCTGGTGGCCTCGATGCTGTTGCGAGGAAATGGGCGTGCGGAAAAGCTCTATATCGGCACGCAGCTGGTGGGCCTGGCCTTCCTGGACCCGAACAAGCTGGTCATCACCCGCGACATCAATGGCCGAAAGATCTACCAGTACCCGCGAGCCGACGGCACGCCCCGGGAGATCCCGGCATCGCGGATCTGGAACGTGCCAGGCTTCACGCTCGATGGCGAAACAGGCGTCTCGGTGATCGCATACGGCGCCAAGGTGTTCGGGTCCGCGATGGCCGCCGAGCGTTCGGCCGCCAAGACGTTCCGCAATGGGATGCTGCCAACGGTCTACTACAAGGTCGCCGCGTTCCTGAAGCCGGAGCAACGGCGGATGTTCAAGGCCGAGATTCAGGGTTCGGTGGAGCGCGGCGAGGCGCCGGTGCTGGAGGGTGGAACGGATGTCGGGACCGTCGGCATCAACCCAGTTGATGCACAGCTACTGGAGTCGCGGGCGTTCTCCGTGGAGTCTATCTGCCGCTGGTTCCGCGTTCCGCCATGGATGGTCGGGCATACCGAGAAGTCCACCAGTTGGGGGACTGGCATCGAGCAGCAGATGATCGGCTTCCTGACATTCACGCTGGGGCCGTGGCTGCGGCGCATTGAGCAGTCCATCAGCAAGGACTTGATGACGCCGGCCGAGCGCACGCGCTTCTACCCGAAGTTTGCCGTGGAAGGCCTCCTGCGAGCCGACAGCGCAGGCCGCGCCGCGTTCTATGCCGCGATGGTCAACAACGGGATCCTGACGCGGGACGAAGTGCGCGAACTGGAAGACCGGGAGCCGATGGGCGGCAACGCTGCGGTGCTGACGGTCCAGTCGGCCATGACGACCCTTGATGCCCTGGGCCAGGACGGCGGGGCAGACCAAGCAAACCAGGCCCGGGCCGCGTTCCGCGCGTTCCTGGGCTTCAACGAAGAGCCGCAGAAAGGCTGAACCATGAGCATGAAGAACTTGCCGGTGGCCCCGATGGGTCGGCCGAGCGCTAGCCTGCGCAGCGAAATCCTTCCGCGCGCTCTGGAGCGCTGGAGTCCCGAGGTGCGTGCAGCTGATCGCGACGAAGAGCGCTCCATCAGCATCTACGACGCCATCGGCTACGACCCCTGGACGGGCGAGGGCGTCACAGCTAAGCGCGTCGCCGGCGCGCTGCGCAGCCTGGGCAAAGGTCCCGTGACCGTCAACATCAACAGCCCTGGAGGCGACATGTTCGAGGGCCTGGCCATCTACAACCTTCTGCGCGAGCACGAGGGTGAGGTGAACGTCAAGGTCCTGGGGCTGGCCGCTTCGGCGGGTTCGGTGATTGCGATGGCAGGCGACACAGTGCAGATCGCGCGCGCCGGCTTCCTGATGATCCACAACGCCTGGGTCGTCGCCATGGGCAACCGCAACGACCTGCGCGAGCTGGCCGCCTGGCTGGAGCCCTTCGATGCCGCCATGGGCGACATCTACGCGTCCCGAACGGGACTGGAAGCCAAGGCCATCGCCAAGCTCATGGACTCCGAGTCCTGGATCGGCGGCGCGGCGGCCGTGGAGCAGGGCTTCGCAGACGAGTTGCTGGCCTCTGACCAGGTGGGCAAGGGCGGCGGAAACGCCAGCGCCTCGGCGGTGCGCCGTCTGGAGGCTGCATTGCGCAACAGCGGCATGCCCAAGAGCGAGGCCATGCGCCTCATCAGCGATTTCAAGTCCAGCGTGGGTGATCCCGCTGGCAGCGGCGAGGGAGATCCCGCCGAGCGCGGCCCAGTGGCCGACATCAGCAGCACGGCGGCCCTGGCCGCATCCCTCACCTCTATCCTTTGAAAGGGCATCCCATGCCTCAAATCGACGACGACATCAAGCAGATCAATGCCAGCCTGAAGACGGTGGGCGATCAGCTCAAGACGCACGCCGAGTCGGCCGCGAAGAACGCGGAACTCAGCGCCGAAACCCGCCGCCAGGTCGATGACCTGCTGCTCAAGCAGGGCGAGCTGCAGGCCAGCCTGCAGGGCGCGCAGCAGCTGCTGGCGAAGCTGGAGGCCAACGGCGCTGGCGGCGACGTGCAGCACCAGTCGCTGGGTCAGCAGTTCGTGAACAACGAAAAGGTCAAGTCCTTCCTGGGCGAGACCACTCCCCGTGGCCGCGCCGACATGACCATCAAGGCGGCCATCACCAGCGTGACCACCGACACCGACGGTGCAGCTGGCGATCTGGTGCAGACGACGCGCCTGCCTGGCGTGCTGGCCCTGCCGCAGCGCCGCATGACCGTGCGCGACCTGATCACCCCCGGCAACATGGATGGCAACGCGCTGGAATACGTGAAGGAAACGGGCTTCACCAACAATGCCGGCATGGTGGCTGAGGGTGCCAAGAAGCCCGAGTCCAGCCTGAAGTACGACCTGGTGAGCACGACCGCCAAGGTGATCGCGCACTACATGAAGGCCTCGCGCCAGATCCTGAGCGACGCCTCGCAGCTGGCCAGCCTGATCGACGGCCGCCTGCGCTACGGCCTGGCCTTCAAGGAAGAGCAGCAACTGCTCAACGGCGACGGCACTGGCCAGAACCTGCTGGGCATCATCCCGCAGGCCACGGCATTCGTTGCCCCGTTCGACCCGGCCGGCACCGAGACGAACATCGACAACATCCGCCTGGCGTTCCTGCAGGCCGAGCTGGCCGAGTTCCCGTCCACGGGCGTGGTGATGAACCCCATCGACTGGGCGCGCATCGAGCTGCTGAAGGACACCACGGGCCGCTACATCATCGGCAACCCGCAGGGCATCATCGGCGCCTCGCTGTGGAACCGCCCGGTGGTCACGACCCAGGCCATCACGGTGGACAAGTTCCTGGCCGGCGCCTTCAAGCTGGGCGCGCAGCTGTTCGACCGCTGGCAGGCGCGTGTCGAGGTGGCCACCGAGAACGAAGACGACTTCGTGAAGAACCTGGTCACTGTCCTGGCCGAAGAGCGCTTGGCCCTGGCCGTGTATCGCCCCGAAGCCTTCATCTACGGCGACTTCGGCAACATCACCTGATGGCTGGGCCCGCTTCGGCGGGCCTGCCCATCTCCACCAGGAGAGAGTCATGCTCATCAAGTTCAAAAAGCCGGACCCGCGTGCCGGCATGGTCGCTCGCATGGACAGCAGCCGGGGCCGTCAGCTGATCGACGCTGGCGCTGCTGACCAGGTGTCCGAATCGGTTGCCCAGGAGCAGCCCGCCGAGGCCGAGCAGCCCAAGGCGGCAGACGCTGGCGCTGCTGACCAGGTGCCAGCGGTTGCCGTGAAGCCGGCGCGAGGCAAGAAGTGAGTCTCATCGACCTGCCGACGGCAAAGCTGCACCTGCGTGTCGATGTAGATGATGAGGACGCCCTGATCGGCCTTTACATCAGCGCGGCCGAGACGGCGGCCAGCGACTTCCTGAACCGGAACGTCTACGCCACCCAGGCCGAGCTTGATGCTGCTGATGAGCCGGATGAGGCCCTGCCCATGGTGATCAATCCCGCTGTGCAGGCCGCGATCCTCCTCATCCTCGGCCACCTGTACGCAAACCGCGAGGATGTCGTGTCCACGGCCGCCAACAAGCTGCCCATGGGCGCACATTCGCTGCTGTACCCGCACCGAGTCGGCCTGGGGGTGTGATATGCAGGCCGGCACCCTTCGAGACCGCATCCACATTCAGCGCAAGACAGGCGGCGCGGATGACTGGGGCACTCCGCTGCCTGAAGGCTGGGAGAACATCTCCACGGGCCGCATCGCCGCCAGCGTGCTGCACAAGTCTGGCCTGGGCACGATCAAGGCAGACGCTGAGGTGTCCATCGTCCGCGCGAGCATCCGCATCCGCCGCCGCGCTGGCGTGGACGCCGGCATGCGCGTGCTGTTCGACGGCCAGATCTACGAGCTCAAGGCCGTGCTGCCTGGGCCTACCCGCGAGTACATCGACCTGGTGTGCGAGCTCATCCAGGGCAAGTCTTGAAGGAGGATTGAATGGCAAGGCGCACCCTATCCAATCCAGGGCGGGATGGCCGCCGCAAGGTGCTGACCGGCGGCAACTCGTTCGGCATGGAGCTGGACCTGAGCGCAGTGGACGACATGCTGAGCAACCTGGAATCCGGCGTGGAGGCGGCCATTCGGCCCATGGCTCAGGCCGGCGCGCAGGTGATCTACGAGCGCGTCAAGCTCAACGTCCAGGGCCTGGGCCGCGTGACTGGCAACCTTGACCGCTCCATCTACCAGTACTTCAGCGACGAGAAATCGGAGGACGGAAAGAGGGCGGAGTACCACGTCAGCTGGAACCACAAGAAGGCGCCCCACGGGCATCTGGTGGAGTTCGGCTACCTGCAGCGCTACCGCTACTACCAGACCAACGACGGCCGGGTTCGGCCCATGGTGCGGCCCGGCATGGACGGCCAACCGCCTCCACCTCGACGTGCGAGTCAGGCCCAGAAGGACGCCTACTACGTGACTCTCCCGAGCCCGAAGCAGGTGCCCGGTAAGGCCTTTGTGCGCAGCGCGGCCAGCTCGCTTCCGGATGCGCAGAAGGCCGCCCAGGCCGAGCTGTGGCGCCGGCTGTTTGAACAGGGAGGCTACGGTGGCGCTTGAATCTGACCTCATGGTAGTTTTGCTGGCCGTGTGTCCGCGCGTGCATGTCGGTACTGCGCCCTACGGCACCCAGCAGCCCTACGTGACCTGGCAGCACATCGGAGGCGACGTGCTGGAGTGGCTGGATAACACGGTGGCCGACAAGCGCAACGTGCAGATCCAGATCAACACCTGGGACAGCACGCCACTCAAGGCCTTTGCTCTCATGCAGACCATCGAGGCCGCCCTGCGCGCTGCGATGCCCCAGCTGATCGCGCGCCCGGTCTCCGAGCCCATCGGGGCCTATGGTGACGGCGACGAGACGCCGGGCTACCTGCAGACCTACACCATCTGGGGCGCCCGATAGGGCCCCGATCAGTTCCGCCGCCTGGCGGTTTTCTTGCCCGCTCGGGCGCAACTCTCTACCCGCTTCGGCGGGTTTTTTCATTTCCGAAAGGCCCACCATGGCATATACCGTTCCGGACGGCAGCAAGCTGTTCATCTCCACCGTCTATGCGGCATCGATTGCCGTCACGGCGGTGTCCAACGCAAACCCTGCGGTGGCGAGTGCTGCCGCACACGGCCTGCCCGATGGCAAGGAGTTCATCTTCACGTCCGGCTGGGATGACGCCAACAACCGCGTTTTCCGCGTTGCCAATACGTTGTCTGGCACCTTCGCCATCGACGGCCTGGACACGACAAACGCCAACCGCTTCACCCCGGGCGGCGGCATCGGTTCCGTGCTGCCCATCACCACCTGGCAGGAAATCCAGCAGGTGCTGAATCCCTCGACCTCGGGCGGCGATGCGCAGTTCGCGGAAGTGGCACCCCTGGCAAGCATGAACACCTTCCAGATCCCGACCGGGTTCTCGGCGACCAGCATCACCATTCCCATCGGCGATGACCCCAGCCTGCCGGGCTACAAGGCGGTCAAGAAGGCCTCCGAGGACCGCCTGTTGGTCGCGCTGAAGGTGCTCAAGCCCAACGGCAACGTGAACTATTTCTACGGCTACATCGCCCTGAACGAGATCCCCTCGCTCACAAAGGGCCAGGTGGACACCGTGACCGCCGCCATGGCCCCGCAGGGGCGCACCACCCGCTACGCCGTCTGATCGGCCTCAGTTGCACCGGCCCGGCTGTTTCGTCTCTCAGTAGAGGCGGGCAGTCGGGCGCGGGCATTTCTCATCCATCTGCTGAAAGAAAACCATGACCGCACCTGCAAAGAAGGCCGACAAGGCTGCTCCGTTCATCCTGGGCAAGCGTCCCGAGACCATTTCCGGCACCATCGAATTCCCTCTGCCGGATGGCACCAGCGCGAAGCTGGAATGCAAGTTCAAGTACCGCACCCGCAAGGAATTCGGCGTCCTGTGGGACGAGATCGCGGGCGCCACGCTGGCGCTGGCCACGGCCCAGCAGGACACGGCCAAGAAGGAGGGCGAGGAAGCCAAGTTCAGTTTCGCCGGCATGTTCGAGCGCGGCGATGCCGTGAACGCAGACAACGCGCTCAAGTACCTGGCCGCCTGAAACGAGGAGTTCCCCGCGCTGAGCAAGGACACGCTGATCGAGCTGTTCGACCAGGCCCCGGCCGCGCCCGCCGCGCTGTGGGACGGCTATCGCCAACTCTGCACCACGGGCCGCCTGGGAAACTGAAGGCCATAGCTGCTGCCATCTACCGCAAGCCCCCGACAGCCGAGCAGCTCGGCTTCTGGGGCATGACGTACCGGGACTGGGAGGCGGAGCAGCAGCCCGTGGAGATATGGCCCGAGAACTTCCCGGCCTACAAGCTGTGGTGCAAGGTCGGCAGCCAGTGGCGCTACACCATGAGCGGCCCGGCTTCGCTCGACTACATCCCGCTGCAGCATGAACTGGATCGCATGGGCCTGAGCGAGGAAGACTATGACGCGTTGTTCTCAGATATCCGCGTCATGGAGTCCGAGGCGCTGGCCGCCATGCGCGAAGAGTAAAGCCGCCCGACGGGCGGCCTTTGAACTTTCGGAGGCAGTATGGAACCCAATGAAAACGATGCGGCATCCAATGCAGATGCGGCAGAAGATTCAGCCAAGAACGCCGCTGCATCCGCGCGCCTGGCTCAGATTGACGCCAAGCACGCCCGACGTGGTGACTTGGCAGGCTTCCTGCGCGAGGTTGGTGAGGCTGGGCTCACGCTGGCGGACCTGGCCGACTGGCTGCCCGCAGCGGGCGCCTCAGGCATCCCCAAGTTCGCCGCGGGAGGCATGCTGCCCAAGGATTTTGTCCTGGGGCAGCTGCACCCCGGTGAAGGCCTGGAGGCCAGCGTCTCCAGAGCAATGGCGGAGATCAAGGGTTGGAGCGCTGCAGCGTTCAGAAGCGCGGCGCTCCAGCCCGAAGGCGATGAGTCGGGGCGCCGGTTCATCGAGCACGGCGCCATGTGCTACGCCAACTGCTTCCTCAGGCTCCAGAGAGCCCTAAGCGGCGCTTCGCTTCCTCCTTCAGAAGCTCCGTCATGATGGCAACAGATACGCCTCCTGTGGTTGTGGCGACTTTGTTTTTGACAGTTGACCAGACGGTCTTGCTGCGCGCCGAGTCGATGAAGTCGTGTCCGCGCGAGGTCAGAGAGATCGGAATTGCTTGAGGAAGGGTGTCGTCCATAGAACTGGCGTCGGCTGCAGTAATCAGTCCTGCGTCCGCGAGCAGGTGGCAGTGATATCCAATTTCCCTCTCCGACTTCTCAGGAATTTCGGGGGTGTCGGCGTCATGCTCCTCCATCCAGAACAGGATGTCTCTGATCAAGTCCATGTCTCGCTTCATGGTTTCGCCCTCCTGGCGATGGGTTGTGTGGAAGCTCCCATCGTATGCCAGGAGGGCAACTGCACTGCCAGGGGCTTGGCTGGCGCTGCCACCTGAATCACCATCTCGGTGACGCAGGTCGAAAGACGGAAGGTATGGCCAACTCGACCATACCCCGTTCGCTGCCGCGCAGGCGGCAGCAGGCAGCAGGCAGCAGGCAGCAGGCAGCAGGCAGCAGGCAGCAGGCAGCAGGCAGCAGGCAGCAGGCAGCAGGCAGCAGGCAGC